CCTCATCAAATATTGGTGGGGTTTTTTCTTTACGCTACAATAAAACTAAATTACTCTTTGAAATCGTGGCAGCTACTATAACAGCAATATTATCAAGTGCTTCTGCAAATAGCTATGTCACATTGACAGAAGCTAATCTTTATTTTGAAACAGTTCCAGATTCAACAACCTGGGACAATAAAAGCAATGACCAAAAAACTAGAGCATTGATAGCAGCTACAAGATGGATTGATAGTTTTGTTTATTTTGGAGATAGATGTGATCAAGGTCAGGCATTAAAGTTTCCTAGAAATAATTATCAGGTAGATGATGTAGAACTAGCTTGTACAACAATTCCTAATAATATTAAATATGCACAGTATGAATTAGCTAGAGCCTTGGCAAATGATACCGATGCTATTACAGGGAATGTGGGAACTAATGGGAATATTGCTGAAGCAAAATTAGGAGATTTAGAAGTTAAATATAATACTGCAAGTCAGGGTGCTGGACCTGTAAATAATATTATGGATGTTTATCCTTGGTTACAAAGTTATCTTGGAAGTTATATGATTGGTGGAGCAGGATCTTTTCAAATGAGGGTAGTAAGAGGATAGTATGTCTTTAATTGATAGTACATTTAAAGGATTACCAGAACAGTTATTAAATAGTTTTGGTATTGATGTTACTTATATTAAAACTGCTGCATCGCAAACTTATAATACTTCTACAGGAGAGGTAAGTGGATCTGATACTAATATTTCTATAAAAGCTATAATTAGTAGTATGTCTGGGTCAGAATATGAAGGTAGTAGTCAATCAAATGATTTAAAAATTATTTTTGGTAATAAAGAGTTAGGTACATATTATCCAAAGGTTAAAGATAGGATTCAATATGCAGAAGATGGAGTAAATAAAGTTGCAAGAATTATCAGTATTAATACATCTAGAGGAAATAATCCTATACTTCATACAGTTATTGCGAGGCCACAATAATGGGAAAAGGTAGTAAAGAGTTATCTGAGTTAGATAAAGAAATTACAAGATTTGCTACAAATTTTTTAAATAATGGAGTAGTAAGAGGTGCTGAAGATATTGTAAAAGGTTTACAAAATGCTGGCCCTTCTTGGACAGGTTTATATTCAAATTCATGGCAGATTGAAATAGCAGGAACAAAAAAAACTGGTACTCGAAGAGAAGGAATGCCTAAACCTATTGAATTTCCAGATTTTACAGAAAAAGATGTAAAAGAATTAATGTCTAAAAAAAATGTTATTGAATATGAAATAAAAAATTTATCACAACGTGCAGAGTATGCAGAAGATAAAAAATTAGGAAGATTTAGAACTGGGCAGTTTAATAAACCAAGAAGAAAATTTGTAACGGATCAACCTAAAACTGCAAAAGGAAGAGCAGCTATTCAAAGTTTTAGTAATTTAAATCAAGGTAGATTGCAAGAAGATTTAAGAGGTAGTCTAGGTGGAAGATCTGGTGGTTATTCTCGTGCTACAGCAGATCTTGATTGGTTACCTACTTATTTAAATGGTGGAAAATTAAAACAAACTATTGATCTTGCTGTAAAAAAAGCAACCAGAAAATCTAAAGGGAAACGTTTAAAATGAATTATCAAGGAGTTAGAGCAAAATTTGAAACACCAATTAAAACAGCATATGCTGCATTAAGTCCTGCTGTACCTGTATTTTTTGATAATTTTGGTGATGTTACATCAGATGCTGATAGTGAACTTGTTTATGTAAATATTCAATTTGGAGTAACAACTCAAGCATCTTTAACTGGTCAATTTGATCAAATTCAAGGTATTGTTACTGTTCGAGCTTTTGCTGAAAAAGATAAAGGCCCAGCTAGAAGTCAAACTTTGATTGATACTGCATTTACAAGTTTACAAACAATAAATAGTACAGGACAGCCTACAAGTGGTATTTATGTAAGAACTGGAGAGATTACTGGGCCTACTTTTGCAGATGACAGACCTTTCTTTGTATCAACAATCGAAACAAATTTTCAAGCTACAGTAATTTCTTGAATTATTGTAGAAATTTAGGCTATCCTATAGACATATCGGGTAGTACCCGTATGTTCAAACCTTAGAATTATTAATCATGGCTACAGTTCTATCGGGTACTTCGGGAGCGTTATATTATTCTCCTGCTGGTACAAGCGTAACAACTCTTACAGCGTCAGCTTTTCCTTCATCAGGAGGAAACATAACTGTTGGATCTCAATTGGGTTATAGAGTAAATGACACAGTAACACTTGCATATCCATCAGGATCTACAGTTACTAACTGTATTCCAGCAGCAGATTATTTTGTAAAAACTTATGATGCCTCAACTGGTATTATGACAGTTTCTGCAACAGCAGGAGGAGCAGCAGTAACAGCTTCAGCATCTCCTACTTTCGTTGCTGGAACATTTGCAAGCATTACATTTACAGCACCATTAGTTGTTGGATCTGTAAGAGAGTGGAGTTTTGAGATAACCAGAGCAGAAATTGACGTAACAAGTATTGGTCAAACTGTTACTCAAACAGCACCATTTAGAACTTTCATCTCAGGTTTTGCTGATGGTAGTGGTTCTGCCAGTGTTTATTCAACAGATGATGACACACTTCTTTCCAGTAGAATGGTTGAAGATGTTATCCAACGTCAGCAAGCTGGTGCAAAGGTAAGATTATACATTGATCGTCAGATGAGTGGTGCTAACGTAGATCAAAACGCAAGTAGATCAATTTTGGCAGATATTATTCTTACTTCAGCAAGTTTTAACGTCAACCCAGATGATGGACAGGTTGTAGAGATAGCCTTTAGACCAAGTGCTGCTCCTACATTCGATCTATCTAAGACAGCTTAGTTAAATTAGCATAAGTTAACGAACCTCAGTTTATCTGGGGTTTTTTTATGTTTTGCACTAGAATAATAGTATACTATTTTATTTTTATGCCCACTACCACTTCAGCATTAGACAAATTAAGAAAAGCTGCAAATCTTGAACCTTCAAAAAAAGAAATAACTTTATCAGATGGATCTTTGTTTGAAATGTATGTAACTCCATTAACAATGGCAGAAAGAGAAAGAGCACAGAGACAAACTAAAGACGATGCAAATGCTTTTGCTCTTCAGTTATTAATGCATAAGGCATTAGATGAAAATGGTAATAGATTATTTAAATCTGGAGAGATTGATGTTTTAAAAAATGAAGTAAAAGATAGTGACTTACAGAAATTAATGCTTGCTGTTATTGATGAGAAGGAGGAAGATATCGACCCAAAAGACTAGCTGCTGAATTAAAAAAAGATAATTTAATGATGTTGCAATTTGGTGTTGCAAAAGAATTAGGTAAATCTTTAGTTGAGGTTAGGGGTATGACATTACAAGAACTTATTGGTTGGAGTGCATATTTTCAGATATTAAATGAAGAACAAGAAAAAGAGTTTGAAAAAGCAAAACGAAGGAGATAAGCTAGAATAAGGTTAATTTTTATTTTCTATTGTGGCAACAAAAGCCCAAATACAAGTATCTGTTACTGGTTTTAAACAGTTACAAAACTTACAGGCTAGTGTAAAAGCTTTAGTACCACAAATAGATAAGGCGAATGCAGCATTTATAAGACTTAGTGGTGCTTCAAAACAAACTTTACCTGTAGTTGCAAACTTAAGAAAAGTACTTGAAGAAAGTAAAGCAGCGTTTCAATCTTCTGTTTTAGGTACAAAAGCAGCAGTTGATGCTGCAAAAACTCAAGTGAATGCAGAACGTATTTTAAATAATGAATTAGAAAGAAGAAATGCATTATTAAATAAAACAAAAGGAATAAAATCTGATCCTATTGCAAAATCTATTGCTCGTAATCGAGCTAAATTTAGCGATGATAACGCTCCAGCATTTGAAAATATAAGAGATTTACCAAGTGGATCTAAACGCCCTTCTCGTTTTGCTCAATTTTCACAAGATGTGACAAAAACAGCCGTAGAAAAAAAAATTCAAGCAAATTTAAAAAATGAAAAAAGACTAACGCAAGACATTGCAGATATTCGTAGTAGAAGTGCTAAAAGAGTAGAAGCAAGTAATAAAAGAAGAATAACAAGTGAAAAGAAAGTCAAAAAAATTGTTGAAGAAACAAGAAAAGAACAAACTCGGATAGAAAAGATAAGAAGTAAAGACAGCGTAAGAAGAAAAAGAGATTTGTTAAATAGACCTGACATTAAAATTAGGCGAGGTTTGACAGGTAGATCCGCAGAGGCACGAGCAACTAGACAACGGGCAGCAGGTAGTGCATTAATTGGTGGTGGTTTTCCTTTGTTATTTGGTGGAGGGCCAGTTGCAGCTTTAGCTGGTGGTTTAGGTGGTGGTATTGGAGAATTACTTGGTAAAGGTGGTGGATTTGCTGGTTCTATTGCTGCTACTGCTATCGCTCAATCAATTCAGCAAGCTGTTACTGCTATTTCTGAATTAGGACAGGCTTTAGGGCCTTTTACACAAGATACTCAAGCAGCAACGGCTGCAATGGGATTACAAGGTTCTGCTCAAGAAGCACAACTGAAAAGAATTGAACGAACTCAAGGAAAGACAGCAGCTTTTAATGCTGCAATGAAAATGATGGAAAATAGAATAGGACAAAGTGGTGTACGAAAAATTAAAGAATTTGGAGAGACAACTAGAATATTAGGTACGATATTTAGTACTGCTTTGTTAAAACTACAAGCATTTGCTGCTGGTGTTGTAGATTTTGTTGCCAAATTACTAGCAGGGGAGAAAAAATTAAAAGAGGCTGAAATTAATCAGGCTGTTGCAGATGCTGCTGCTGGAGGAAATAAAGAGGCTAAAGCTCTTTTGGCTAGAGAAGAAGAAATAGAAAAAACAGGATTTACACAAACTTCTGTAAGGTCTACAAGTAAAAGAGCTAAAGCTGGTACTAAAGAGAAAATTGAGGAACTTAAAAGAGATAAGGAGATCTTTGCAATCAGAAATAAAATTAGTTTATCTAATGATGAAATTACATCTAAATCTCAAACTTTAGTAGAAGAAAAAAGAAAAGAATTTGAATTAAATCAAAAAATTAAAAATTTAGTTGATGGTGGTATGAACAAAGCACTTGCAAAATCTTTAGCGACAGTAGAACAAACATTTAATGAAGAACAAAAAATTCTTGAACAAAAAGCATTACAAGCAGAAGAAGATTTCCGAAAAGCTCAAAATAGTAACGCAGATTTAGAAACACAAAAGTTATTAAAAGATGAATTTATTGCACACTCATTAGAGCTTGGAAAACATAATAAATTAAGAAAAGAGGCAGTTGAACTTACAGAAGATCTTCATGATCAAACAGATTTAGTAGGAAAAGCCTTTGAAGAATTATCTTTGTCAATCAATAATGATATTAAAGAAGGCATCAAAGGGCTAATTAAAGGAACATCTACTCTTGGAGATTTACTTAACAATGTTGCTGATAGATTTTTAGACGTAGCACTTAACCAAGCATTATTCGGTTCAATATTAGGTTCAAAAGGAGAAAAAGGTGGTGGTATTTTAGGTGCTATTGGTTTATTTGCTAACGGAGGTAGACCACCAGTAGGAAGACCTTCAATTGTAGGAGAGAAAGGGCCAGAGTTATTCGTACCAAGATCATCTGGAACGATTGTGCCAAATAATAAACTTGGAGGTGGCGGTAGTACGAGTGTTGTTGTTAATGTAGACGCATCAGGTTCAGATGTTCAAGGAGATGATGCTGGAGCAAAAGAACTTGGAACTCTCATATCTGTTGCAGTACAAGGAGAGTTATTGAAACAACAAAGACCTGGAGGGCTACTTTCTAGTTTACGCTGATGGCTACGTTTCCTAGTTACAATCCACAATACTCTGCTACAAAGCGTAGTCAGTCAAACCTTAGAATTACTCAATTCGGAGATGGCTACCAGCAAAGAACTACTTTTGGTTTGAATCAAGATCCAAAAGTTTGGAATCTTACATTCAATGTTGATGATGAAGATGCAGATGAGATCGAAACATTTTTAGAAGCTAGAGGAAAAGATGGGGCATCATTTGATTGGTCGCCTCCTGATACAACAACAACATTTAAATGGATATGTAGAAGTTTTAATAGAGAAATGTTTGAGTTTGATCGAAACAGAATCACAGCTAGTTTTGAAGAAGTATTTGAACCCTAATGGCAGTACCAGTTTCAGCTTTACAAGAAATAAATCCTGGAGCAGTAATAGAATTGTTTACTTTGCAACTTGATGCAACATTACATGGTTCAACTACGATTTATAGATTTCATAATGGTGCAAATCTAAATGCAAATGGAGAAGTTGTATGGGCTGGTAACAGTTATCTAAGATTTCCTATTCAATGTGAAGGGTTTGAATTTACAGGAACAGGAACTTTACCAAGACCAACTATATCTGTCAGCAATATTTTTGGAACGCTTACTGCAATTATGCAGAACGTAAATCAGACCACAGTTGGTAATGATTTAAATGGTGCAAAATTAACAAGGATTAGAACTTTGGCACGTTTTTTAGATGCTGTTAACTTTGCTCCGCAAACTGTTACAAGCACATCAACTCAAACTGTAGCTGATCCTTCTGATGCTG